TCTGGATATACCCTTCCGGTAAATGCGGGTTGCTCCAGGTCGGAGCCTGCACCATCTTGTAATCCGGGCCACCCTTACGGACCCATCGGTCATAGCAAAACCGAAAACCTTCAGGGGTTGTGTAGACGCACACCTGATTTGTGGCACCGCTTTTCATCACTTGCCTATTTCTAGCAATTATCTTGTTCCAAACTTCTTCAGCATGATCTTGTCTCAGCGTGTCCAGCTCATCGCAATGACTGCGCCACACTTCATAAGCAATGATCCTGTTGGGATTATCCAAAGTCCTAACGATAAACCGCCCGTAGTTTTCAATGGTGATTATATTTGCCGTTTTGTCATAGTTGTATTGCACCGGCATAACGTCGAGATATTCTAATATCCTCGGCACAGTATTAAGGCGAGCAAGGTCATAAGTCGGATCATAAAGGGCAATGCTACTACTTGGCTCTGCAAATTTATCTGCAAAAGCCTTAGCTATCTTGGCTTCCGTCTTTCCCGCTCCATACCCAGCCACGAATAAGGGAAAGCGGCATTGCATATTAAACATTTTCCACTGAGGTTCAGTGAGTTTAATCGTCGGCATTGCCCTCATCCTTTTGAATCACCATCGGCTCTTGCATAGTGACATTGGCATCAATCTTGGCCTTTTCAATGTACCCGCGCTGTCTACCCTGGCACTTGAGGTAAAAGCATATCGCCCCCAAATCGCCTTCGTTTATCTTCTGGAGCAACTTGCTTTCTGCCAGGTCAAGGTACTTGGCCTTGACTTCCTCAACCGCTTTTTGCAGCCGCTCAGATTTGGCAACCCGTTTAGAGATAGCCTGGTGACTCACCCCCAGGGCGTTGGCTGCCTTGGTATACCAGCCACCGTTGGCTATCAGTGCCTGTTCAATCTGCTCAATCGTTACTTTTCTGCGTCTTTCTGTCATTTTCAACCTCCGTATCACCAAACTCAACGTCACCTATTGCTTGTGTCGCTTGTTTGGCATTACCTTTTACAAAGACAAGTATATTTTGGTGAGTCTTGCCAAGCTTGCGGCCAGCCTGAAACTGCCGCCCAGCTCTGATCGGCAAAGACCCAACAGCCGTCACAAGTATGGCCTCGTTATAATACTCTAGTCCTGCATCCCTGAATGCCTGTATGGTGTCAGGTACAAAGCCATAATAGTTGCCACGCTTATCCCGGACCTCTCCCACAACAAAACAAGCAAAACGGTTATCCCTTAGCTTGCTTGCCGCTTTTGCTATTATGTCCTTATATGCGGTTATGAAGTCAGCATATTCTAGCTTGGACAAGTCCCGCTCATCATCGCTATAAACCTCCAGGTCGGCATAGGGCGGGCAAGAAAATATGAAGTCCGCTTGTACGTCAGAACAATGCTGATCCATATCTCGGCTATCGCCTATGTGCCAGACAGGCATCTTTTTATCAGAAACTTGCTGCACAACCCCATGCTTTAGTTTGTCCAAATATTTTATTTTGTTATATGTTTGCACTGGCATATTTGCTGCAATATCCCCCCCACCATTATCAAGGTGTTCTACTATGCGCTGAGCCTCATCTGCACCGAATAGCAAGTCAAGGCTGCCTCTGAAGGCATGGTAGGCGGGCTGCCCCTCTCCGTGACACTTCAGCTTTGTATATCTATCTCTTACTATTAAAGTGTTGCCCTTATTGAGTGTAAATGGAGACGCAATACATCCAAACGGCTTTTGCTCTGATCCATGTATAGAGCATAGCCCATGCTCCCCCTTGTATGGACATTGACCTGTTTTGGGGTCTGGCTGTAAAAGTCCATTTTGAACATCTTTCCCGTTATCTATATGCTGCTGTTCTTCGCTTGGCAGAAGCGAAATCAAAACCTTATCGCTTCCCTGGCAGCATCTTCCGCCACATACCTGCTTTATATAGTCCAGGCTGCATTTGAACTTATGCCTTGCCCACTTGCTTGATATGTTTACCTTAACATAATCACCGTATATATTATCATTGCCGCATATAGCCTCGGCCTGTTCCCTGTTGGCTTGTATCTGCCGCTCACTTAGGTCAATGCCAACATATTCATACCCCAACATTGCCGCTACAATGCCTCGGACAGATCCACCCGCGAACGGGTCAAGCACCGTGCCGCCCGGAGGGCAGAACCAACGGTAAGCAAGTTCGCAAAGAACGGGGTCGAATATGGACGTTCCAGTTTGTGACACTTCATGCCCTGAATCAGATTTTCCCCTATACTGATCTATTATTAACGTTCCTCCTTTTGCGTCTGGCATATTCTTAGCATTCATCTTGCCCCCCCAGACCGCTGCTTCATAATCGCGTTAAGGCTATCTTGTGCCTGGTAACTTTCTGCATATTTTTTCCCCATCTCTATCGACTCCAAGTATGTTTATTTGCTATATTGAAACCATGAACACGCCACAAAAGAAAATAGACCAATTATCGGCCCTGATGCAGGCAGGACAATGGGAACAGGCCATCAAGTTTGCTGCTAAATTCCCCAAGCTTGGCAAGCATAAAGAAGCCATCACCCGCGCATCGTCCGCCATTTTGTCCCCTGAAATGTACCGTTCTATGGACAAAGATCCTGAATGCCTGGTTGCTTATGGCATTGAGGCACTCAAAGAAAGATACCCAAAGCATATTTAACGTTTATATTTGCCTGTCCTGCCCATAATTGTTTGCTCATTTGGGGCTATTGCTCCTAGTGTTGCTTCTTTCTGTTTCTGTAATAATTCAGATTTTCCGTAGTCACTTGTTCCGATTCCATCAACAACTGCCCCCCCCGTCCCAATTCGCTCTGTATCCCCAAGGCAATCCAGGCCCGCTTACGCTCCTGCCACCAGCCTTCACGGGCATTCAAAACTGTGAATGGTGGAACTCCAAAACGGTCAGACAACTTTGAGCTATCCGGCGGATCTCCGGCTTGCCCCTCGCCTTGACCACCAGTTCCTTCTAGCAATCCATCAATCTCCCCTTCATCAAACCCGGTCAACGCAATATCAAAGTCCAAGCCCTGCAACTCTTCAAGCTCGACCTGCACTAAATTCCAATTCCAATCGCTCTCTGCTGTCCGGTTATCTGCAAGCCTTAATGCCTTCACCTGTGCCTTACTTAAATCATCGGCCCGGACACACGGCACTTGTTCCATGCCCAGCTTCTTAGCCGCCTGGAGCCGCCCATGCCCGGCAATAACCTCGTTTTGCTTATCGACCACCAGCGGCTGTCGAAACCCGAAGTTCTTGATTGAGCTGGCAATCTTACCCACCTGATCCTCTGGATGCAGCTTGGCATTATTTATATACGGCACTAACTTGTCTGTTTCTATGTATTCAATATTCATACACTTTTTTACCTTTGGCATACATTATGTATTTTTATAGGCAACTTACACTACCCCTCCACATCGCTCGGCGCCTTGCTGTCCCACTCCACATTGTCGGTCCACCTAATATCCTGCCCTGGTGCATCATGGCGGATGCGGTGCTCGGGTTCTTCGTCGGTGTAGATGTGATTGGGTTGCTTTTCCAACCGCTCACAATTATCTTGCTCATCCATGACAATCACCGCAGCCGCCAGGTAATTGATTGCCCCCAGGCATTCTGCTATAGCCGCGTCTTTTCCCCTTGTCTCAAGTAGCCGCTTCGCTTCCCGCGCCTTTTTCCTGGCCTGTCCGAGTGGATAGCCAAAACCAACTGCCCGTGTATTGTGGCATATCTCCTGCTGCTCAAATGGTTCTCCGCAAGCATGGCGTTCCTTGCCTTTACCGCTTTGGGCTTGATCAAGCGCGTTTTGCAGCACTTCTGCTAATCTCTCATACCCTGGTAATATATTCATGCCATATCCTGGTTTACGAGGACCTCATCACCATCGGTTGCCCCATCCCGATTCAGGTCCGAGGGATTCCCCGTAGTGGCTACAGTATGTAGGTCTCGCTTCACTGCGGAGAGTTTCTCGAGCACTACTCTGCGGAGAGTTTATCGTTGCTTCCACTTAAGGTACATCTTCCCGACCAATCCAGCCGACTCAGGGTCATTGGTAGGAAAAAAGAACATTATGGTAAAAGCGAATGAGCATATAGCCCATGGAATAATGACTCCTTCTTTACCTATGAGACCCAAAGGTCCGCCAATCAAGCCATACGTCAGGACAAAGACAATCCAAGACAGTAAGCCGACTATCCCAAACAAATACATAAAACCCATGACTCCAAGCCAAAAGATGACTATACTCATATCTTAAATACCTCCTAGTACCTATTGCCTTGTCCAAGGGTAGCCCCGTAAGACGGTAAGGGCTACCCGTCCAGCTTCGCTGACGCTCAGTAAAATGCTCTAATTCACTTTGACCACTTCAAAGTGCCCAGTCATAAATTCTTTGGGCGTATAGTAACGAACAGCATCTCCAAAATCAACAGCTATACGCCGCCTTGTTGACTCAGGTAAGACCA